AGAATAAATCATGTTCCGTAAAAAAATGGCAAGATCACGCAGTAAAAGCAGCTTCCGTAAATCCGTTAACCAGTCACACGGTAAAAATTTCATGGCGCCAATCATGCGCGGTGGATACAGGTTGTAAATGACGTGTTATTACCCGATAACAGCCTGGCGATCACAGCACCCAAATAAATCAGGGAAACGATCTCTTGTATTCAAACGCGAAGACGGCGCACCCCTTTCAGAGTTACAAATACCATGTGGGCGCTGCATTGGATGCAGACTTGAATATAGCAGGCAATGGGCCGTGCGATGTATGCACGAAGCGCAACTTCATGAGCATAATTGCTTCATTACGCTTACCTATAACGAACAAAACATACCCTTCGATTACGGTCTTAAAAAATCAGACTTTCAAAAATTTATGAAGCGTCTGCGTAAGGCGCTCCCAACAAAAATACGCTACTTCATGTGTGGAGAATATGGAGAAACAAACACACTCAGACCGCATTACCACGCGTGTATATTCGGCTATGACTTCCCGGATAAACAATATTATAAAAACTCTAAATCGGGTTTGCCCCTATATCTGTCACCACTTCTTGCAAAAGTATGGGGAAAAGGCAACTGCGATATTGGTAATCTTACTTTCGAGTCTGCTAGTTACGTCGCATCTTACGTCTGTAAAAAGCTGCTCGGAAAGGATAAAAACACGGAGGAATACTATAACTACTACAACAGAGTTGACCCCGACACTGGAGAACAATTTATTGTACAACCTGAATACGTGGCAATGTCTCGTCGACCCGGCATTGCTAAAAACTGGATTCAAACCTACATGGAGGACACATGGCGCGATGACACTGTAATTGTCAATCGTAAGCCGCAGCTACCACCAAAATATTACACAAATCAAATTGAAGACGAAGATCAAAAGAATGACATTAAAAGAGCGCGTCGTTTACACGCTATTAGGCGTAATTCGGATACTAGTATGGTTCCACTACAGCAAAGAGAAAAAGTCAAAAAACTCGAAATCAAACACAAACGTAACCTTGGAGAGTAAACAATGAAACTGCAAATTTTCTCAGTATATGACAGCAAGGCGGAATTCTATGGAAATCCTTTTTTCATGCAATCAGTCGGCGAAGCCATCAGAGGCTTCCAGGACATTTCTACAGATATGTCCACTAACATCGGGAGACATCCTGGTGACTTCACACTCTTTCATCTTGGAGAATATGAAAATTCCTATGGAGAATGGACACTCTTTGATACTAAAAAAAGTCTAGGGACTGCACTTGAACATCAGCCGGCAGATATGCCAAAACAACTTAACCTGGTAAAGGAAGCTTAAATCATGAAATCAGTCATGCAGCATCAATTTTCACGCATACCTAGCGTTGAAATACCTCGATCATCTTTCGACCGGTCATGTGGATATAAAAGCACGTTCAATAATGGAGATTTAATACCCTTCTTCTTGGATGAAGCACTACCAGGCGACACGTTTAATTGTCGTGTAACAGCACTGGCCCGAGTAGCTACTCTCATCTCACCGGTCATGGATAATATCTACTTGGATACTTTCTTTTTCGCAGTACCATACCGGCTTGTATGGGATAACTGGAAAAAATTCCATGGCGAGCAGGATAACCCTGGCGATTCCATCTCATTCATACCGCCAACACTAACTACAACGGCAGTCACAGGTGAAGCTGTTGGCACAATATTTGACTACATGGGTATACCAACTGAAATACCCGGTCTGGAATTTAATACTTTCCACTTTAGAGCATATAATCTGATTTACAATGTATGGTTCCGGGATGAGAACCTTCAAGACTCAGTAACCGTACACAAAGATGATGGCGGTACTGAAGCGTTAACAGATTACACCTTGTTAAAACGCGGAAAACGTCGTGACTACTTCACATCATGCCTTCCATGGCCACAAAAAGGCGATGCAGTATCTTTACCTCTCGGCACATCAGCCCCGATTACTGGCCTTGGTAAATCAACACAATCATATACTGCAGGCCCCAATAATTTTTATGAAACCGGTGGAACTGGCACAACTGTCTACGCTAACCATACAACGTCAATTACGATGGAGGAGGATCCAAACAATGCAGGCTTCCCGGGTATCTATGCAGACCTTGCTTCAGCGACAGCGGCAACGATCAATCAAATCCGCCAGGCGTTCCAGGTACAGCGTCTCTTGGAAAGGGATGCACGCGGCGGTACACGTTATGTGGAGTTAATAGCTAGTCATTTCGGAATTAAAAATGCTGGCGGCGATGCTCGACTGCAAAGACCTGAATACCTTGGAGGGGGATCGACCCCTATAACTGTTAATCCTGTAGCAACAACAACTGATAATAGTTACGCTGGATTTGGTGGCGAAAATCAGTTTGTGGGTGATTTAGGCGCGATTGGTGTAGGACATATTAATAGTCATGGATTTACAAAATCATTTACAGAACATTGCTTAATAGTTGGATTGGTATCAGCCAGAGCAGACCTGACATATCAGCAGGGTCTCAATCGTATGTGGTCACGGCAAACACGCTATGACTACTTCTACCCATCACTCGCACACCTGGGCGAACAAGCAGTACTCAACAAAGAAATTTATGCACAGGGTACATCGGACGATGAACTGGTATTCGGTTATAACGAGCGATATGCTGAATATCGCTATAAACCTTCACTAATTACTGGAGAATTTCGGTCGACATATTCATCTACACTCGATTCCTGGCATTTGTCTCAGGAATTCGGATCACTTCCAACACTGGGCGACACTTTCATCAAGGAAGATGTACCAATGGACAGAGTCAAAGCAGCCGGTTCCAATGTTCCGGACTTTATATTTGACTCTTATATCAATCTGAAATGTGCCCGGCCGATGCCGCTTTACGGCGTACCTGGTATGTTGGATCACTTCTAATGGGCTTACTCAGTTCAGCTAAAAGCCTAATATCTGGAAATCTCGGCTCCATAATTGGTGCCGGGGCTTCCTTCCTTGGACAGAAATCGGCCAATGAGGCAACTGGTGCCTCAACGGCTAAACAAATGGCATTTCAGAAATATATGTCAGATACAGCGCATCAGCGCGAGGTAATAGACTTAAAGAAAGCAGGTCTCAATCCTATCCTCTCGGCTAAATATGGCGGCGCGTCTACACCTGGTGGTGCCAGCTATAAAGCCGAAAACGAAGTAACCCCCGCGGTAAACTCCGCGGTGGCACTCTCAGCTAACAAGGCGCAAGTTGAGTTATTAAAAGCACAAGTAGAAAAAACGCGAGCAGAAACAGCAAACGTACAAGCCGAAACACCATATATACCTCAACAACGTCATTGGACAATTGAGAAAACAATAGCGGAAGCTCAAAGAACGTTACAGGAAAAAATCTTAACTGGAAATAAGGTCAACGAATCAGAGTTGACACAAATAGCACAAAAAATAGGCAACAAAAAAGCCAGGGCAGAGCTACTGGCAGTTGAAAACAAACGCATGCTGCATGCCTGGTTCAATAAATGGATGTCTGGTTTATCAGACGATATAGAATCAGGCGCAGCAAGAAACTCGGCAAAATCACTATTGGAGAATATTCGATGAGTACACCTGAAGATAAAATATCCGTACCAGTGGAAATACCAGCTCGCCCGCGCCCAAAAGTCATCTGTGGCCCCGGACGAACAAAACAGGAATTCAAAAAAGATGCTGACATTAATGTCATCATCAAGAAATTCCAAACAACCGGAATAATCAACTTCCGGAACGAGCATGAAGCGTTCTATGGGGATATTGATCCCCTTGACTTCCAAGACGCTATGAACACAGTCGCCAAAGCTGGCGAAATGTTCGATGCTCTACCGGCTAATATCCGCAAAAAATTCGGGCATGATCCTGCCGTATTCCTGGAATATATACAGGACCCCACTAATGAAACAGAGGCGCGTTCGCTGGGGCTTCTGTCACCTGATCGTACAGGCGTAACGTATGAGCCAGAGGCGGATACGGTGCCTGATCTTGATCCAGTGCCAAGCCCCTAGCGTAAAAACGCCTTAAAACAACTACAGGAGCGCGTAAGCGCACCTGAAAACGGCAGTCTAGCCCGTTAAATAATCCTCCCTGGCTGTAAAGCCCAACTTAGCCCCGGCAAAACCGGGGCTTCTTTTTGCCCAGCAAAAAACAAAATCCGACCACTTCTACTTGTTGCAAGTGGTCGGACTGACACCTCAGTCCAAAAAAACCGTCCGTCAGGACAAAACATATCCCAGATGGGATATAGATAGATAAAAGGCCTCGGACTATAAAGGAAAACATGTCACCAGAACATATAGCGATGATTCTTATGGCATTATGCGTTGGCCTACTTCTAGGCTTCTACGCTGGCTGGCACTTCAATGGAGAATAAATCATGTTCCGTAAAAAAATGGCAAGATCACGCAGTAAAAGCAGCTTCCGTAAATCCGTTAACCAGTCACACGGTAAAAATTTCATGGCGCC